TGGTGACGATCTCGCCAACGCCCTCCGTTCTGGTTCTAAGTTTGTAGTTCTGACACAATCGGCTTATGACGCCCTTGCTGTTAAAGACGTTAACACCATCTACATCACAACGCCATGACGGTATACATCGGGACTACCCAGACGAGTAACTTCTATCTGGGAACAACCGCCCTATCTGTCTACGTAGGAACGACTCAAGTAAACAACGGTGATGTCGATATCTACCGTCTAGCAACCAGACTTTATGGTCCGGGGTACAACGCAGAATCTGGCCAGTTGACTGGTGACGGTACTGCCAAGACCTATTCGGCAACCTTTGTGAATGAGAGTGGCGCACCCATTGCGACAGCAGCTCTCGTATTCCAAGGTTGGTATCTCACATCGTCTGGCACGACTAACACGGGTAACACCTTTGACGTTACAGGGAACATTGAGTATCCAATCGGTGGTACGACTAACGCAATCGCGACTACGACTGTACCCGATGGTTCTCATATCCAGACTCCAGACGTTACCCTCGGAACTGCAATCCCCGTTGGTGGAAGTTTCAAGGTCAACCTCTCTTCGACGGTTCCTAACCTTTCTAAGTATATCATCCGTCTCGGCTTTGCAGGTATCCTGAATAAGGCCAAGAGAAGCACCCTCAAGAAGGTGTCACTCTTCGCAGTCGGTGACTCTATCATGACTAACAACAGCGGTGCAGTATATAACGCATCCTCCGGTAGATGCCCTGCCTACCAAGTGTCTATCACTGGTACGACGGCACAGACCTACGGTGCTACCTCTGCTGCTAACTTCGCCAAACAGACTGCCCTTGCAGCGACACTGGGTACCACCCACGTAGTCTCGAACTTCGGTACGAACGACTTCGGTGCAGCAACCTCGTTGGCGAATACCCAGACATATCTGAACAACATGAGGAACCTCGTTCGTTCGAACTCTATGAAGTTTGTCCAGACCACGATGCTCCCTCGTACGAAGACTTCTATCGCTAACGTTGCTGTAAGCTCTGTAACCTCTTCTGGTACGACTATGACGGCTACGGTGGCAGACGCCTCTCAGTTCACAGTCGGTATGCCTTATACCTTCTCTGGTGCCACACAGACTGAATACAACGGAACACACATTTGTACCGCACTCAACTCTGGTACGACTGTTTCATTCCTCTTCGCTGGTTCTGGTACTACCCCGGCAACCGGTACTATCACTCTGATACCTTGGAAGCCTACTACGTCTCCGGGTCATCTGACTCCGTACAACACATTCTACAACAACGGATCTGGTTCTGACCGTGGTCAGTTTAACTCTTGGGTACGTGGTGGTAACTTCGACGGCTACATCGAATGGGCCGATGCTGTTGAACCCTCTAGAGATTCTAACCTCTGGAAGATCGGTGGTGAGGATACCTTCCTCCCTGCGGTACAGTCGATCACAGTGTCTTCTGTCACCAATACGTCTCGCTTCAATTCGGACTACAACCGTGGCACGAACACGATCCAGAACGGCCTTGTTCAGGCAATCACTGGTGCAAACGTAGGTGTCGTTAAACCCGGTACTTCGAACACCAACGGTGACATCACGGTGGCATCTGCATGGACGAACACACAGGTCGTCGGTGATACGTACTACGCCTTTCCGGGTGTAGGCTACATCTCTGATGATGGTACCCACCCACGAGTATCCTCTGGCGGTAAAGGCGGACAAGCAATTCTCGATGCAGCAACAGTCACATGGATCACCGCTGCCCTCGTTTAACTTTAAGGAGTAATCAATGGCTTCATTTATGAATGAGATGCCGCTCAATAAGGACCTATCAGTAGAAACGTCTGCGGACCCTTCTTCTGCGGTATCAGTTCCTGAAGCCACTGACGTCCCTCAGGATAATCGGAAGTACTCTAAACTCGTAGAGAGCATTAGAGAAGACTACGAACGATCCAAGAGGAAACGTCAGGCCGACGAGAACCGCTGGCTTGAGTGCTACAGAAACTATCGTGGAGCCTACGGTCCTACGACACAGTTCACATCGACAGAAAAGTCTAAGGCGTTTATCAAGATTACGAAGACTAAGGTCCAAGCCGCAGTGGCTCAGATCTGTGACGTACTCTTTGCAGGTAACAAGTTCCCTATCGGTATCGATCCTCCGCTTATCCCATTGGGTGTGGCTGAGGCTATACACATCGATCCTACGGGACAGTCTAAGCCTCCGGGTCAAGGTCCACAACCTGCTGGTCCCCCGAAGTCTTCCCAGATGGACCCACACATAGCCAAGCTATTCGGTCCTAAGAAGGCATTGCTTGAACCTGTTAAGGATGACATCCTACCGGGTCCGGGACTTCTGCCGACAGACATTACGTTTGAACCTGCCAAAGATGCAGCACGTAAGATGGAAAAGAAAATCCTCGATCAGCTTGACGAGGCCAATGCTTCTAAGTCCCTACGTTCTACGATCTTCGAAATGGCACTACTCGGAACTGGTATCTTTAAGGGTCCATTCGCAGTAGATAAAGAATATCCTAAATGGGGTGAAGATGGAACTTATAGTCCTGACATACGTACTATCCCTTGGATGGAATACGTATCTTGCTGGGATGCTTTCCCAGACCCTGATGCCCGTAACATGGCAGAGGCTGAGAAGTTTATCCAGAGACATCGTATGTCTAAGAGTGAACTACGCCAGCTTAAGAAGCGTCCCTTCTTCCGTGGTAAGAACATTGAAAAGCTCATCGCTGAAGGTTCTAACTACACTCAGGAATATTGGGAAACCTCTCTTACTGAAGTAAACCAGAATGACCAGACGATCAACGAACGTTGGGAAGTCCTTGAGTATTGGGGTCTTGTAGACACTGATGCAGCTAAGGAACTCGGCCTTAAGATCCCGAAGTCATTCAAGGGTCACGATGAGGTTCAGGTCAATGTCTGGATCTCTGGTGAACATGTCATTCGACTGGTCTTCAACCCTTTCAACCCTGCTCGTATTCCTTACTGTGTCGTACCATACGAAGTCAATCCTTACTCCTTCTTTGGTGTAGGTGTTGCCGAGAACATGCTCGATACACAGCTTCTTATGAATGGCTTTATGCGATTGGCAGTAGACAATGCTGCACTATCCTCTAACGTCATCCTAGAAGTCAATGAGGACTATCTCGTTCCGGGTCAGAACATGGAAGTCTACCCCGGTAAGATCTTCCGCCGTTCAGGTGGACCACCGGGTCAGGCTATCAACTCTATCGATATCAAGTCTCATACCAACGACAGTCTCATGGCCTTCGATAAGGCTCGTGAACTCTCGGATGAAGCAACCGGTATGCCCTCCTACGCACATGGTCAAACAGGTGTCAACGGTGGTGTAGGTCGTACTGCTTCTGGTATGTCGATGCTCATGGGTGCAGCAGCTCAGAACATTAAGGCTGTCGTTCGCAACATTGATGACTATCTCCTTGCCCCAATCGGTAAGGCACTCTTCGCATTCAACATGCAGTTTAACTTCTCTGAAGATTATATCGGAGATCTTACTGTTGTTGCCAAGGGTACAGAAAGTCTCATGCGTAACGAAATCCGTTCTCAGCGACTTCTCCAATTGGCACAGTTTGCAGCACCTAACCCTGCGATGGCTCCGTTCATCAAGTGGGATTATATCCTCAGGGAGTACGCTGCTTCACTGGATCTCGAAGAAGACAAGGTTGTCAATGATCCTCGTGCTGCCGGTATTCAGGCACTTCAGATGAAGAAGATGCAGGAACTCATGGGCCAGCCGGGTGGTGATCCTAACGCTCCTCCCACAGAGGGTGGGGCCCCTAGCCCTTCTGACCCCGGTGGTAACGGCAATGGTAACATAGCCCCCGGTAATGCACCCGCCCCCGGAGCAGCAGGATTCTCTAGCAATCAGGAACCCGTACCTGCATGAAGAAGACAGTAGCAAATGAACTCTACACGTTTGTTAACACGAAGGCGAACATGGATGCATTAACGCTCTATGTCAACCTTCGGATTGAAGCCCTGAAGAATGATCTAACCTCCGTAAGAGATTGGGAGACGGTCAATAAACTTCAGGGTTCAATCGCTGAACTCAAACGGATCTACACACTGAGAGATGAAGTCAATAACCCGAAGGATTAGTAATGGATAAACTAGCTATTAGATACGTTACTGACGACGGTAATGGTGGTAAGACGGAGAAGTTCGTAGATGCCAATACTGGGAAAGAGATCTCTGATACCTCTGGCTATCAAGTCATGGATCACTATGACGAAGGTCTAGAAGACACTTCTAACGGCTTTGCTTCTAATCCATTTGCCGCAGTTGACATCACCTCGGAAGAGGCTGACACAACCGACCGTATCCAACGGACTGGCGAAGGTAACGGTGATCTTTCTCGCTACTTCAATCCTGACAACAATCCTGACGCATCTAATAACTTCGGTTATATCCAACAGCCAAAGGCTCTCGGCCTTGCCTCAATGATCCCCGGACCTTTGGGTATGGCTGCTAAGGGTGTCAAGACTGTCATGGGTATTCAGAATAACATCGGTGCCCAAGACGCCCGTGAATACCTAGGATTGGAGAAACAAGGGCTGATGTCTCAGCTTGGTAACGTTGCTCGTGACCGTAAGGGTTACATAGGTGACGTCCAGTTTGCAAACAACCCCAATACCTATGCAGTTGGTCTGGATGCTCAAGACTCTAAGAAGCGTACCACACTGACCCCTGACGAAGCCCGAAAGCGTGGCCTCATGGCAGGTGGTCTTACGGAGGCTACAAGAGAAGAGAAGCAACAGAACCTCAAAGACTTCAAGACGGACAAGAAGGCAGTACTAGAGCATAGTCCACTCGGACAGCTTGGCCTTCCTCAACCGGCTGATAGGTCATCCATCCCGATGGCTAATTCTAGTGAGCTTAAGAACTCTGGTGCAGTCTCTCCACAGTCTCTCGCCTATCATGGCCTTGGACTTGCAGACTTCGCACCGTCGAACGACCCTGATCTACCGACCCGTGATATGGCTAAAGTCAGTTACGATCTGGCTAACGCTGGACGATCTGAGATCCCCTCGAGTGGTATCGGTTCTAAAGTATCTGATGTCGTGACTGACGTTCTGGGTGCGGGCTACACAGTAGGTGTTACATCTGGTCAAGAGCCAGCAGGGCACAAGGCTGTCGGTACTGCACACAGACACCCTGAAGGATGGGCTGCCGATCTACATATTACTGACCCACAAGGTCGTGTACTAGATCAGAGTAACCCACAGGATCGTCAGGCTATCAAGGATGTCGCCACAGGTATGGCTGCTCGCTACGGTGCAAACTTTGGCATGGGCAACGAGTACATGGGTAACACCACGATGCACATCGACACTATGGATACTTCCAAAGTTAAGGGTGCTGGTAAGGAATGGGCAAGTCTCGGTAAGCAATGGGCTGGTGATCTCGAAGAGGCTCGTCAGACTGGTGTCATGCCAAGTCAATACTATGACGTACAGAACCCACCTGAACCTAAGGCGAGGCCACAACAGTTTCCTTCCTTTGCTCAGGAACCAGAACAGAAGACGGTTGACGCAAATCGTTGGAATGGTGTTACTGATCAGGACAGGCAGCTTATGGCTCAGACACTGGCCGGTGAAATCGATCCGTCTAAGACAGACCTCAGTACCCCAGCAGGACGACAGGAAGCCTATGGTATCCTCTCGACTGTGGAGAACAGAGCACCTAAATACGGTGGTGTATCTAAAGCCATTCAGGCACCTCAACAGTATTCTACTTGGAATAATGATGCGGCTAAGAACACTGCACTGACAAACTATAACGCACATCCTGAAACCTACTCTGGTCTTGTCAACTCTTATATGGCTGACCCAAAGAGTAACCTTGGTTTCACATCTTATCATGCAACTACCGTTAATCCCGGTTGGTCTGCTGATATGCAGAATGCAACTGAGATTGGCCCACATAAGTTCGGTGTTATTGCAGATCAAATGACTGACCCGACTAAGAAGACTGCTGCTCAGAATCTAGTACAACCGAAGACAGTGTTTAACTCAACCCCGGTGACATCACCGATGGCACCAACGGGTGGGATGGTAGGACAAGATAGTTCTTCCTTCATGTCTAAAACTGTTTCGAACAAACCTGCAACCAATCAAAGTACGGCACCAACCGCCAACGTTTCTGGAACTGGATCTTCGAAGTCCAATGACAGTACACGTCAAAGTGGATTGATGAGTACTCCGACTGCATCTTCTAAATCGACTTCAGTAAGTCAGAAAGAAAAAGATAAGGTCACGACTGGTGGTGGTTGGGGTCAAAGAGCTTAAAGCCAGCCCCATCTTTAACATCAACAGGCTACCCATCAACCTCGCTGAGGCGAATACTTGGTGGCCCCATAAGGAGAACAAATGTCTAAGTATCGTAATATCCGTAAAGACGCTGAAGATCTTGCAACCGATGAAATGGAACAAGAAGAAAAGCTTCTTGCCGAACCTGCCAAAACCGTCGAAGACGAAATGTGGAAGAAGAGGTATGGAGACCAACAGAGGTATCTCAATCAAGTCAAGGGGGAACTCAAGACTAAGACTGAGGAACTCGAACGTAAACTAGATGCTGCTCTTCGGGGCCAGCTTAAGGCACCCAAGTCAGATACAGAAGTAGAAGCTTGGATTAAGGAATACCCTGAGTTCGCTGGAATTCTAGAAACCATCGTACAAAAGCGTATCACTGAAGCCACTTCTAAGACTAAAGAAAAACTAGAAGAAATCGAAACTAAGGGACGAGCGGTTGAAGCCGAGAAGGCCATCCTCTCCCTTAAGAAACTACATCCAGATTTGGATAAACTAACTAATAGTGAAGCATTCCATGCTTGGCTACAGAATCAGTCACAGAGATATCAGACGGCCATTTATGGCTCTCTCGATGTTGATGAAGCTGACTTTGTTATCTCCAAGTACAAGGCTCAGAAACGGGGTCCTAAGTCGTCTCAGGGAGACACTGAAGATTTCAACGCTAATGACGCTGCCAAGGTGGTACGTCAGTCTGCAACTGTTGATGAACCTTCGAGTGACGGTGACTATGAATTTAGTGAATCGCAGATCGAGCGTGAGTCCAAGAAGAATAGCCGTTGGTTCGATAAGAACGAAGAAGCTATTATGAAGGCTATGCGCGAGGGTAAGATCCTCATGGACCTTTCGGGTGGTGCCCGTTAAGTTCTGAGTCTTACTGACAGAACATAATCACAGAAGACAACTCATAAGAATTAGCCCCTCCCCTTCGGGGGAGACTTACCTATACCTTTATGACCTCTCTAGTAGATTTTGATCTTTGTTACTATCAATTAACAAACAAATCAATATTTAATAGGAGAATACAAAATGGCATTTCCAAGTGCATCCGGCTACGGCAACCTTCCTAACGGTAAATTTAGCCCGGTAATCTACTCGCAGAAAGTACAGAAGCAGTTCCGCAAGAAGTCTGTTGTTGAAGACATCACGAACTCTGAGTACTTCGGTGAAATCTCTAACTACGGTGACTCGGTTCAGATCATCAAAGAACCTGAAATTGCAATCAGCAAGTATGCCCGTGGCACTCAGCTGACGTCTCAGGATCTCGAAGATCAGGACTTCACCCTCATTGTTGACCGTGCAAACTCCTTCCAGTTTCAGGTCGATGACATTGAAAAGAAGCAGTCCCATGTCAACTGGATGGATATGGCTACGGACCGTGCGGCTTACAACCTCGCACAGGAATTCGACTCTGACGTACTCGGCTATCTGACGGGTTACGAAAAGTCCCCTACGACTGGCCTCTGGGTTGCTCGTTCGGCTCCTGTCGGTACGAAGTCTGAATCCACTGCTGACTCTGACGAACTCTTCGGCATTCACAAGCTGAACCGTTCGCACTTTGTAGCTGCTGGTGCAACGACTGACTCGATTGCTGTTGGTACTTCTGGTACCTACGACGCTACGCCTCTGGCGATCCTGAACCGTTTCAACCGCCTGCTCGACCAGCAGAACGTTGACAAGGAAGGTCGTTGGGTTGTAGTCGATCCGGTCTTCCTCGAAATCCTCATGGATGAAAATTCGAAGTTCGTTGATCGTGACTTCCAGGAAGGCGAACAGCTTTCTAACGGTAAGATCTCGTCCTCGAAGATCCGTGGTTTCCGCGTCTACTCCTCGAACAACCTCGCTTATGTGGGTAACGGTCCGGGCGTAGCAGACAACAACGGTTCGGCCACCGACTACGGCTTCATCGTTGCTGGTATTGATTCGGCTGTTGCTACGGCAGAGCAGATCAACAAGACGGAAAGCTTCCGTTCGCCCTTCGGCTTCTCGGATATCGTTCGTGGTATGCACATGTACGGTCGTAAGATCCTGCGTCCGCAGGGCCTTCTCCGCGCTGCTTACAACAAGAACTAATCATTAGGCTAAGGAGAATATACAATGGCTACTATTACTACTCTCGCTAATGCTGCCGGTCCTGCCGGTACGTTGGCTCGTGTGATGGACAACTCGACCCTCGTTTCCAAAATCTGGAAGGAAGTAGACCTCGCTGCTGCTGCAACTGCTAAGGGTTCTGCCCTTGCTGTCGCTGACGTAATCGAAGTCCTCCGCCTTCCTGCTGGCACGGTAATCCTTGCCGCTGGTGCACAGAAGACTGCTGCTATGACTGGCACTTCCATCGATACCACGTTTGACGTTGGCACCGGTGTGGACGTTGACCAGTACGTAGACGGTTGGGACTATGATGCCGCAGCCGTAGGTGGTTATGCAACCCCGCTTGGTGTTCAGCTTGCTCAGGTCCTCACGGTCTCTGACACGCTTGACATCACGATTGCTACTCAGACCGGCACCATCACTGGTGGTAAGGTTCTCGTGTGGGCAGTTGTTGTCGACCTCAACGTCGAACAGCGTGGTGCTATCGCACAGCCTAAGTCGTAATTAACTCTAGGGTGGGGGGCTTCGGCTCCCCATTTCTTTAATAAGGGGGTTAGTTATGGATAACATAGAACAACGAATTTCAGTACTCGAAAGCTGGAGAATAGGCGTAGACGTAACCCTCGGTAAATCTGAGGTCCATCGTGATAACGTAGAACAACAGCTATCGGATATTAAAATGGAAATCAAAGAATTCAAAGAGACTGTAAAGAAACTGAACTTCACAATCTGGGGTGCAGTCATAGTCATCTTTGTCAAGTTCGCCCTCAGTGGTGGATTAGCCAATTTCACAAATATCATTTAAGGAGAAGTAAATGGCTCTTCAATATTCGGACCTCGTTCGTAACGCCAAACTCGATGCTGTAGAGTCCACGACTGGAACCTCTGCAATTCTCACTATCCGTACGGGTGCTGCTCCTGCCAACTGTGGCACTGCTAACTCTGGTACGGTTCTTGCAACTGTTACCCTTCCTTCGGACTGGATGAACGCTGCCTCTGGTGGTACTAAGACACTCCTTGGAACTTGGGCAGACACCTCGGCTGACGCCACTGGTACAGCAGCCCACTTCCGTATTCATAACTCGGCAGGCACTGTTTGCCACATTCAGGGTACCGTTGGTACTTCTGGTGCAGACATGATTGTTGACAATACCTCGTTTACGGCTACCCAGTCGTTCTCGGTTACTTCATTTACACTGACTGCTGGTAACGCCTAATAAAAAGGAGGGTTCCTCGTGACTCTAAGCATCTGGGACCACTCCACTAAACTCTACAGTGGCAGTACATACGACGACGGTGAAGGCTTCCTATCTTTGGGTTTTGTCTTTGCTGCAATGTCAGACATCACCATTACACACGTCTCTTTCTGGAAGATGGCGTCTGACACGGCTACATCCCGTGACGTCTATATCTGGGACTACGAGGGAAACTACCTCTCGATGGGTACGTCTTCGGATGAACCCTCTGGACCGGGGTGGGTCTCTGTACCCCTATTTGACCCACTCAACGTCCCGGCTGGTGGCCTAGACTCCCCCCTTGTCGCATCTGTCCAGTATGCGCAGATGGAGTATCCTGCGACCTCTGGTGGACTGAGTACTGGTGCCTACTCGGCAGACGGTAAAGTCTATGCCCTGAGTAATCCTGAGGCAAGTACTTACACAGGTTCGGGAAACGGTCGTTTCTCTACCTCTCAAGATTTCCCAGACAATGGTTCGT